GTGCCTTTCGGCACTCCTGTATAGATAGTACGGGGTCACTCCGCCTGGGGTTAGTTAGTTACCCAACTAACTGATACCACGGGGTGACCGGATTTTTATAATCCAAATTTACATGAGGAAACAAAAGATGCATAAGCAATCAAAGTAAGAAGTGTTAAAGCTTAAGGTTTAATCACGACCTTAGGCTTTAATTTCTTCTTTGCTTTCTTTTGTTTAAGCAACTCGCGTTTCTTCAATTTTTCGTTAATTAACCTTTGACGTGTTTTGTCATAGTCTTTCACAGCTGTGTACACTTTGAGATAAAACTTTTCTCATCTTGTACCTTTTAGTGCATCCCTATAGAAAACACGGCCGGAGCCCTTTTCCTTGGGCTTTTTAACGTTAAATTTCACTAACTCTTCATAATTATCTCAAGCCTTTATCACAGGTTCAAAAGGATTCATCAGAACAGGTCTATCACTAACCCCCGGTCAAGGACCAAAGGGTTTAACTATATTAATGATCTCATTTAACCTAGATCATAATTTAGTTAGGTCTGCTATGAACCCTGATTTGTTTCGTAATTTTTGTACGAGACTATCATAAGATACAATTTGTATCTTGGGCATAACATCCATTAATAGACTTTCTTCTTTAGATGCCTCCAACACCGCCTCACCTGCTGTCCTAATACTCCGTTTTAGGGCTCAGTAGTGAGGGTGTAAGAGTTTATCTAAATCAGATAGTTCTGAGTTCTTTTTAAACTTTGATAAAGTTGAGAGAACTTTTTGAAGAGTCTCTCTAACAATTGATTGCAGAGCATAAGATAACATCTCCTTAACAAAGGATCTAATGTTATCCCTGTGTTCTGGTAATACTAGTTTATCAAAATCTGGTTGTCTCACCTTTATATATTCATATAAAGTGTTTGAGTCAACTAGATTTTGTGAATAATCTAGCATTATACGCAATTGTTGGAATTTCTTCTTAAACCATTTAACGCCTTTAATACGGCGCTTATTTTGTTTAAGTAAAACAAGAGTCTTAGCAACAGCCTTTTCTAAATCAGGAATTACTATGTCGGGATTTCTTAAAAATCACTCATAAATATTCAGGTAAACTACCTGAACACTTCTGAGTTGTTTTAAGATACCTTTTAGAGGTAACCCGGATACATCGTATCCCTTATATATCCATCTCTTGGCAAATTCGTATGTATCTTTAGATACATGAGTCTTTGCTTCTGAGATTGACACACCAAATTGTCCCATGACATGTCTATAATGACTGGCTATTTTATCATTTTTAATGACTATATCATCTCCCAGGATAATATATTCATCAAAATGTTTATAACCAGCCAAGTAGGCAGATCACGCTACAATTAAGTGATGACTTAAAGTAAAAGCTGCCCATGAACTATAACAACCCATTGGCTGACCTACAGCATATTTACAAACCTTCAAGGTCTTTCCATTCACAACATAGTGGAAATCCCTCTTGGTTAGTAAATTTGCCCAGGAACGAGCAAATTTTGTGTTATTGAACATGGTACTTAATAACCTTTGTTGAAGAAATAGTGGAAATCTATCAGTTGCTGCACTTAGATCAAGAGAGTGATAGTTATTAGAACTTCTCTTTTGAGGTCCGTTAAATCAGGGATTCTGAGTGAAAGTCCTATCCATTGGTATATTACTTAATTTATTAAGAAGTATATCATGTATAGGTCTAAGAACCATTTGACTATGGTAATCAACCATGGCAATGATTCTTCTTTTACCTTCAGGATCCTTAACGATACCTAATTTTCCATTATATTCCGTTGAAGGAAGATCAGTGGTTAATTTCTCCTTTGACTCAAGAATCTTATTGAAGAAAAATTCTCCAGTAATGTTCTTAATTCATCTGAGTTGTTGATCATTTAAGGATTTAAGTGATTCCATAGCTTTTATGGAAGACTTACCTCCTGGTCCTCCTTTCAATGAAATATAATGAGAATTTTCTAAAGTGTATACAGGTGTCTTAGATGCAAGGTTCCATTTCTTTACAAATTCTGTCATGAATCACTTGGGTATTAAGATTTTACCAGTCTTAACCCCTGTGTATTCATCAGTAATTGTGGAGAAATTAGGAAGTATTCTTTTATCCTCAAACCCTAATGGATCGAGGGCTCGGGTCAAGTTAAGGAGGGTTAAAACCTTTCTTATCCCACCCCTTGTCCTCTTATCTATTATTGGTTTTAGATATAAGAACTTCGTTGGAAAACCTTGTTTATCAAGACTAACACGATTATCATTAAATTTCTTTGGATTATTACATATGTATTGGGTTATGTGAATTCTACAAGTTTTCATATAACTTATCATACGTAAATAACCAGAATTTAATCATAAATCAAATATAGTTTTAACAAAAATGAAAATACCGTTCGTTGGCTCATGTAAGATATTGGTTATTAATCCTTTGATTAATTTAACCACTAGTCTTAATTTTGAGTTAAGAATAATATTAAGTTTTTGTTTAGGTATAACCTTAGGGCGAGTTGGACTGGTTCTACTTTGAGTAGGTATGTATTGCCTACTTGTAGCTGAGCTACCCCCTCTTTCCTTCATTGTTATAAGTGTTTCTAAACACTGCACAAGTTTAAGATAAACTTGTGACCGCCGGTTTATCCCGGATGATATATTTTGTTTATTATTATTTTCTAACATTGTTGTATTTATTAATTTAAATGCGATAAGTACTTGTGGACAATATAAGCAACGTTTACTTAATCCAGTGGTCCATCCAAATGCGTAGGTAGCCGCCCTAATCGGCCGCATATCTACTGAGGATAGCACCAGATTATCAACTGGTTGTTTATAGAGAAGGAATCCTCTTACCTTTAAGTACTAGGTGTATAGGATAGGGGAACACGTTAGTATTACTACTAATCCCCATAGCATTTCCTTTTCGAAGAAAGGCTTATGCTCGGACTTGGCTCTCCCGTGGAATCAATCAGTTTGGAAACGGACTGATCCCAGGCGGGAGAGCCCCGTACTATCTATACAAGAGCAGCGAAAGCTGCTCT